GCGCATTTGGAAGCATATGACAACACACGTTTGCAAGCAATCAATACCTGCCCTACATGGGGCATCACTCGCTACGGAATGCACAAATCAATGTCGCTTCCGCCTGAACAAGGCGGACCTCGTGCGATGGCATTAGAAATGGGGAGCGCGGCACATGACGTCTTCGCAGCGGTGCGCTTGTGGCAACTTCGTGAATATCAGCGGCTTCCCTCTATCGCGGATTTTCATGGGCAGAGACTTTTTGGAGATACACGATATTCCAGCATGTTATCGAGTGTCGACAGAAGTGAAGACGACCGAGTACAATCATTGGCATTCGCTCTTACGGCGCTGGAAACAACCGGGTTCTATGACGATCCGCGTGATCGCCGCCGTACTATGACCAATCTGGAGGAAGCGTGCATTGCTTATATTGATCGATGGGACTGGCATCGAATGCCAGTGTGGGTCAGAGAAAAAGATGATCCTCAAAGTGACGTTGGCATCGAACTTCCCTTCGATGTTGTTTTGTCCTTCGTGTTGGAGAACGGTGCCACTAGGGAGTGCCGCTTCATCGGCAAAGCTGATGGGCTCCATGTGCGGGACAATAAGTTATATCTTCACGAGAATAAAACCGCGTCTCGACTTGATGAAGCATGGTCACAAAGTTTCCTACTCTCCTCCCAAATCACCGGATACTGTCTTGCGTTGAGCCTCGTCGCGGGCAGTCCAATCGAGAACGCAGAAATCTACGGCATGAGTGTACCACTTCCCAAGAACTTTGACTTCGGAGGGATTGTCCGCGAAAGCGTTAGCCGATATAGCCATCACTTTGAGCGCTGGTTTGCTTGGTTCTTACACACGGTCGAGTTGGAGCGCGCCTTCGCAAACGATCCTATGAGTGCTCCCAAGTATACTCACTCTTGCAACCGCTACTTTCGTCCTTGTTCGATGATCCCGTTCTGTGATGCAGATGACGAGGAGCAGAAGCGCATCTTGGGTGAGATGTATCATTTCGAGTGGAACCCATTACACGAAGCAAGAGCGGGAGGTGACTGATGGGAATGGAAGCGGTCTGCGGCGACGTGGTTATGACAACCGAGTTGTCGATCCTCATGGCCATCGACGGTGATCCAGACAACACCATTTGGATACCTCGCAAGGTGATAGAGGAGTTCGTGGATGGAGAGTTAGCGGAGGGCAGCGAAGGCATCGAGATACTTGTGAGCAGTTGGTGGTATCGCAAGAATGAAGAGAGGTTTGAGTAATGGCTGACGAACCAATTCGCATTGTGTATGATAAAAACAACGGATCGTTCCCTTGGAAAGCAGTACAAGGTACACGCTACGTGGCAGGGCACCAAAGTCTAGAGGACGCACTAGACAGTTATCCGACCGCTACGATTGCGAAGTCAACTATTGATCGTCACATAGCTCGTTTGAGAGCAGCAGTTAGAGGACGTATAAGTGGAAATTGATGGCATACCGGTCCAAACTCTCGCTGAGAGTGAGAAGCGCTTCTCATGCCTCTTGTGGGGGCCAGCAGGCTGCGGCAAGACCGTGTTCGCTTGCAGCATCGGCGGCACGAAGCTGCTGATCAACTTCGACCCTGATGGTCCAACTTCGCTCGGCGCCCGTGACGATGTGGTGCTAATCGATCTCAGCGGCGAAGCGAAGGAAGTCGTTGACAAGTTCAAGATTGACGATGATCCGCTGCTTCCACTCGGAGGCAAACAATATCGCCTATCGGCGATCATCGAGAAGCTCAACATAAGTTGTGTCATCGTTGACAGTTGCAGCGCATTTGCTCAGCGAGCGACAGACAAGGGAATTGCCGTCACCAAAGGAGCTACTGTTGAACGTCCATCACCGGGAGCCTATGGAGCGCGCAATGCTTTGACTTTGCGGATGATGAGTGGCATATTGAGGACAACTAAGCGCCTTAATCGCCATGTTATATTCATCACGCACGAAGACGACAGCGGGGTAAGAGACCAAGATGGAAACCTGCTTCACATAACAATGCTCATTGGCGGCAAGCTTGCGAGCAACACTTCGCTCCAGATCAGCGAAGTGTGGCACATGTCCGATGACGGCAAACAGCGCAAGATTATGGTGCGCCCCGGTCGGATGCGCAAACCGATGAAGACGCGAATGTTCAATGCGACCAAAGATATTGAGTTCATGTTGAAGTACGATCAAGAGGGCAAAGACGCCCCTTATGGCAAGCACTCACTGAAAGAATTCATAGAGGAGTGGGAGAACAATGGCAGAGGGAAAATTGCTGTCCCGAAATAGGTGCAAGTGCAAGCATTGCGGAGACATCATTGAGAGCAAGCACGTCCACGACTTTGTTGAATGCAAATGCGGCCAGATATTCACCGATGGAGGACTTGACTACACCCGTCGTGGCTACCCCGGCGGCGCGATTGAGGATCATATAGAGGACATGAACGAGTATGAAAGAGAGCCAGAAATCCAAGTCCCGAAATAAGAAGGGCAAGGATGCGCCGCAGAACGAGGCGACTGCGGATGCTAAGAAAGCCTCAGTTGCAACTGAAACGAAAGACAAAGGAAAGAAGATGGCAGATCAGCCTTCAATCGTTGAATTCAGCGAAAGCATTGCAGAGCAGGAGCCTCCTGTTCCACTTCCTGTCGGTGAGTACCCGGCGGAAATTCGCGGTGCTGCGAGAAAGACTTCACAGACTTCTGGCAACGACTACGCCGCTGTGCAGTTCTACATCTCGGCTGATGCTTACCCAGCAGACTACACTGAGGGCGACCCAGATGGGATGCTCCTCACTTACAATCGTGTCAGTTTGCAGGACACCCCTGCCGCTCGTCACCGCATCCGCAAGTTCTGTGAGGCTATTGGGGCACCGCCCCCGACGACCAAGCTGGACCTGAACGATTGGGTCGGGAGGACGGCCACAGTGGCAATCCAGCACGATACCTATGAGGGCGAGACGCGGGCCGTCATCGGTAAGGTCGTTGCCTCCTAGCGTCCGGCTATGGGAGGCAACTAAACTGGCCGGGGTGCGTTATTTACTTGACCGCCCCGGTCCTTTGTACTAGCGTGTCTAGGCCCACCAAGGGCTCAACTCAGGAAAGAGGACGAATACCATGGCAGCAGAACAGACCGAGACCAAAAAGCGCCGGAAGCCGCAGGGGCCACGTGTGCCCAAGCCAGTGTTTGCGGTCGTCACCTATCAGGACGAGAACGGCAATGATGTTGTTCTCAACAAGAACGGACTTCAGATCAAGCTCGAGCGTGACGCTGCAAAGCTACTCGACCTTGTGACGAGCGCAGGCGTTGGACAGGCAGCGATTGTTCGCGTTGAACTTCCGCAGCCCGCACAGCGCGCGAAGCCTGCCGAAGGCGGTGCCGCTTCGTAACTCACTCTGCGTTGAAGTCCTGTCACAGAGAGTGAGTTGTGAAGGGTGGAGCCGGGGCAGCGCAAGTTGTCTCGGCTCCATTTGTATCGAGCGGAATGAGGGGAACGACGCAGATGAGCAGGCCCGTGAAAGCACAACAAGTACATGATGACAGAATTGCAATCACAATACCGTTCCCATCATACATTCCTCGTGCAAGAGGTATACATGCAGCAGGCAAGTTCGGGACGCTGTTCAAAGCCAAATGCACAGTAGACGAAAAGGAATTAGTGCAACGAGCAGCAGCTTATATCGGGATCAGCCCCACTGACCTAATCCGATGGGCTACTGTGAAGGTTGCGCAGGAGGTGTTAAGTGTTCTATTCGAACCGCCTAGACCGGAAGCTCCGCAACAGGCTGAGCGCAGTTGCTCGAAAGGCTGATGCCTTTGGAGAACAGGGCATTGTTGCTTGGGCGCAGCGCGCTGCAGAGGACGCGCAAATGCTTGGCCGTCTTCGCGACCGCGACGTTGCTGCGCTTGAGAGACTAGAGGACACTTTCAATGGCGAGTTCTACAGTGGCGACGGCGCCAGAAGCGCAAGCCCAATTTACGCTTGATCCAAAGCAGCAAGAGGCCGTTGATCTGTGTTGTGACGTCACCAAAAGAGTGGTCGGCATCACAGGTCCGGCTGGCAGTGGTAAGACCACAATCCTCAAACAAGTTCACAACCTCCTTGTAGATCATGGCTATACAGTCGCGCTTGTCTCACCGACTGGCAAAGCTGCTAAGCGCATCTATGAAGCCACTGGCTTAGAAGCGATGACTATTCATCGTTTGCTTGAGTATACGCATCCCGGCGAGCCTGATCCTAAGACCGGCAAAACGGTCAGGTTCTCTTTTCCACGGCGCACGCGAAGCAATCCCGTCGAATACGATGTTGTGTTGGCAGACGAATACGCGATGGTGAACACTGAGGTACACCGCTCGCTGTTCGATGCACTTCCGCATGGCGGCGCGATCCGCGTATTCGGCGATGATAACCAGCTTCCGCCAATCGAAGAGGACAAACGCCTGCAGGCACAGCCGTCACCGTTCATGGCGCTTCTCAACAAGTTCCCATCCGTCACACTCGATGTGATCCACAGACAGGGAAAAGACAGCGGCATCTTGCTCAACTTGCAATCAATCCTTAGAGGAAGGATGCCTACGCGTAACGATCAATGGACAATGCATTTCACTGAGCAACCTGTCGATGCCCTTAGAGATTTCGTGTTGCACAGTCTGGAGCGGGAAGTTGACTTCAGTTCCATTGAAAACCAAGTACTTACTCCGCAGAACACCTCGTGGGTGGGAACAGTTAAACTTAACATCATGATCCAATCCCTGTTCCACAATCGTATGGACCCGGCCCTATTTGTGCCTCGACACAATTGGGTCAAAGGCGAAGGAGACGAGAAGGGTGGACTCATTCGCATGTTTGTTGGAGACAAGGTTATCTGTACTAGAAATATGTATGATCTCCACGTCTTCAACGGAGAAAGCGGCCGGATCATTGAGATTTCCAACGACGGTGAAATCATTATTGATTTTGGCGATAGGGAGCAGGCTATCCCTCCGATCCTTATGGTACAGAATAGGTATGGTAAGATCGTTGAGGTTGATCCGCGCAAGGACATCGACTTGGGATACGCAATTACGACACACAAAAGCCAAGGCAGCGAATATAAATCTCTCGTGTATGTGTTGAACAAGTCGACTGGTTGGATGCAGAACAGAAGAAATCTCTACACAGCGTGCGCGCGTGGCAGAGAGCATGTGCATATCATCACCGATCAGCGGTCGCTAACGCAGTCGCTGTACAAACGAGGATAAGGGCAATGTTCACCAAGGAACAGCTAATTGAGTTCGGGGTCAACTGCTCGGAGACGACGCGTGACCAATAACGATCATCCAGCCCGCAAGGTGGTCATACTCAATGGCCCGCCCGGCAGTGGCAAGAATACAGGCGCGCTGGCGATCTGCGGTTACGTGTCGCAGCACGCGACGTGGATGCAGCCACGGCACCTCAAATTCGCCGAGCCGTTGAAGAGAGCCACTCATGCACTCGTTGACACTGCCCTTCCATGGGACGCGTTCGACAGACCTGAAAGCGGGAAGCTGAAGAACGTTCCATCGGGGGACTTCATGGGCCTATCACCTCGTGAGTTCTACATTGCACTGAGCGAGAAGTTCATGAAGCCGGAATTCGGAGACGACTTCCTTGGCTACATCATGCGCAAGCGGATGGTGCGAGCGAAGGGTTGCATGTTGTTCGTCATGAGTGACGGGCAATTGGCCGAGGTCGCCAACGTGATCGACTATGTTGGGGCGAGGAACGTCCTGATCATTGAGCTTGAGGCGCCGGGATGCACCTTTGAAGGGGACAGTCGCAGTTACATCGGCAAGGATTTGCAGAGCAGGCACGATAAGCTTGTTGTGCGCCGCATTCAGAATGATCTAGAAGATCGCGAGTTGTTCCGCATCTTCTGCATTGGTGCGGCGAAGAAGTTTTTGCAGATTGAGGAGAGGGTTTGATGCCAGAAGAGTTGACACTTGAACATATCGGTAGGACCAACCACGCACGATGTGAGAATTGGCACAAAGGCGATAAGCCCTGGACGCAAGAGCGATGGATTGCAGCCACAGTTGGCGAGTTCGGGGAGTTGGCAGAAGTTGTCATCCTTTCTGCCATCGCAAGCAAACTCGGTGCAATGGCCAACGATGTCAAGAAAGTATTCCGCGCCGAGGATGGTAGTGTCGGCATCCTCAAGGGCGAGACCATCGACGCTTTGAGAACGAAGATCGCTAATGAATGGGCGGACACGATGTTGTACATGATGCTGTTCGCCACATACAGCGGCATCAGCATGAGCGAGGCAATTCGCAATGTGTTCAATGCAAAGAGTGAACAGCTTGGTTTCGAGGAGCGGTTGTAGTGGACATCGAACTCAGTAATGGTATGACCATAACAATCGAGACGAGGCCAAATGGCAAAGTGCTCGTGGAACTGCACGACGGCGTCGATGCTATCGGTGCGTCCATGCTTCACATAGATGACTTCGAGGAAGCTACAAGGAACCTCGACAATGGCTGAAACCATAGCAGAGATCAACCGCGAAATCCAAGTTCGCGCGCGACAGCTCGGACTGGAGGTGGACTGTGGTGCTGATGGCATCTTCAATGCAGAAATCGCGGTTATCGCGGAAGCTCCGGGTGAGCGCGAGAAGCTGCTCAAAATGCCTCTCGTTGGCGGCAGTGGCAAGTACCTGTGGGACGCGCTCCGTCCTTACGGTTTATCACGAAGGCAAGTTTATATTTCTAACGTCATCAAA